TGATTGGTTGGTAAGGACGAGGTCACCGGTTCAAGCCCGGTTAGCAGCTCCAGCAAAACAGCTATTAAATTGCGTAAATGCGTGGTTTGATAGCTGTTTTTGTTTTGTGTGATGTTCTGTGATATTCCTTGAAAATTTACGATAAGGGACTATGTAGTGGAACATAGATTATGATGTCAAAACCTTTATTGTGTACGCAAAATCAGCCGCCTCAGACCCACAAAAAGTCCGGGACGGCTGAAATTCTACCTATTTGATTTTTATTTTCTGCCCCACATAAATGAGATTAGCGTTCTTGATACCATTGTCCTTGACAAGCTTCGCAACAGTGGTCTTGTAGCGCCGTGCAATGCCCGAGAGCGTGTCTCCACGCTTCACAGTGTACGTTACTGTCTTCTTGGCGTGGCTTGTAGACGGCTTTGTGGTCGAGCTGGTGGTCTTCTTGAAGCCGTTCAGCCCTGCCGCCTTGATCTTCGCAGGATAGTCCACATAGCAGATATCCATGTCAACATTGCCGCTGATACCGCTGACTCTTCCAGTGGAGCTGTACTGCCACATACCATAAGTGCCGCCGTAGTTGCAACGTGAGCCGTATTCGGCTATCCAAAGTGCATACCTCTTTGCAACTGAGGAGGATATGTACTGCTGTAAAGGCGAACGGCTGATATACAGTCCTGCCCAGTAGCCTGCATGTTCAAGTGCATTGCAGAAAGACTTGACAAGGCTGTTGCAAAATGCTCTGCCCTTTGCGAACTGTGAACGCTCCTCGAGATCGAAGTATATCGGATACTCAAACGTCTTGCTCTTGATAGCGTTGATACAGGTCTGAGCCTCTGCCTTTGCGTCCTCGACACTCGCCGCATAGCTGTACCAGTAAGCACCGACTTTTAGACCTGCCGCTTTAGCAGCCTTGTAGTGGCTCTCGAAATATGGGTCTTTCTGATTAGCGTACTTACCGAAGCCTGCACGAATGATAACATAGTCGATACCAGCCGCTTTTACCTTCTTGAAGTCAATGTTCTGCTGATACTGCGAAACGTCAATGCCTTTAAATGTCTTTGCCATAAAATTACTTCCTTTCTAAATCTTCAATGCGGTGGTTTGCGACCTTTATCTGTTCAGCGACCACCGCATAATCCTGTTCCAGCTTATAGGTGCGAGCAATAACACTGTTGTGCTTGTCCACACGCTCAGACAGCTTGTCTATCTTGTACTCTATCAGCTTTTGGCTGTCGTACTGCGCCTGTTGCATAGTCTTACGGCTGCTAGATGCTATGACAAGCTGACACACTACCGCCGAAGCAGCTGTTATCAGTGCAACGATAATTGCTTCCGTCACTCGTCATCACCTGACTTTCTTTTGGCTGACTGCGTGCCGAAATAGAACGATATCACCACAGTAAACACCGTGATGAACTGCTCTGCTGAAATCGTGTGGCGAAGTGCCAGCACGCAGAACACTGCCGTCAGCAGTATCGTCACGATAGACTTGACGTCTATAAGCTTTGCAAATTTCTGTTTCATATCTTGCTTACTCCTTTATCTCAAATGCAAATCTGCTTAACAGATATTTCTTGCCGTTAAGCAGCACTGTTTGCGTGGGCACTGTGTAGTCAGGATAAGTTTGATCATCTTCTAGACCCGATGTGTGTGAAAGAACATGATAAAGGTTTGTAAAACCCTTGTTCAGCGTTGACGACGTCACAGGTGCAAGAGAAGTAATTGCCTTTCGTCTGCACATTGGTCTGTAAGGCATTGACCTTATTGCTGTTCCGTCAGTAAACACGGAGTACTGGTTTGAATTGTTATTTGCATAACTTGTTGCCAAACCATAACTCTTTTCCTGCGTTTCATAGTCCGTTACCTCACCGATAACGGTAAATATCGGAGGTCTTTCGTTCTGATTGCTTTGGATACCAAAAGCAATTAGGTCATTTTGTTTGTAAATTACCCAACGTCTTTTATCTGGATACGTGTAAATAACTACACAAGGACATACTAGATTATTTGTTTGTGCATCGAGGTCAAGCCAGCCGTGTTCCTCTGTGTCGCTGAACTGACCAGACAGAAACACTTCATCAGTTACCCACAAATGGAATACAACATTATTCGTGCTTATTGTTGAACCCTCACCGTCATACGTTATCTTCTTGAAATTCCACACCTCGATAAGCTTTGTTATCAGCCCTCTCAGTCCGTCTGTTCCCTCATATATTTTCATCTTCGACCGCCTCCGCTATGCCTGTTATACCTATATTTCCGTACGCTTCTCCCACCGACACACCCACAAGGCTCTGTCCGCTCTTCATATCGGGTATAGTGTCGATAATATCCATATTGCCGTTGAAGTCATCGATGCTGAACCTGTCCAATCTGTCGGGCTTTTTAAGCCCGAGATTTTCCGTGAAACTAGCCAACTATACTTCCCCCTTCCGCATTTTTGCCGACTATGAGATAGTACACCTTGAAAGCGTATGTGCCGCCCTGGTCTGAGGTGTGTTCAAGGTATGCCTCCCAGTCGATGTCCCTGCCGTTGCTTGCGACTTTGTATTGAAAACTCTGCGACTTGAAGTGCTTTTTGCCCCAGTCGCACACCATAAACACCGCAGGGTTCGTGACCCCAGAGGGTATCATTCCTGTGCGTGTGTTGTAAGTCCATTGTGAGCCGTTGTCGGCGTTGACCTTCATATTCACCGTGAAAGACCCCCACCGCATATACAGTGGGTAGAGCCTGTTCACAAGGCTTACTATCTGCGCCGCTGTCTTTGCACGAAACACCGCTGTACCGCCGTCTAAAAGCTCGTCCGTCTGCTCTCCTGAGTATCTCAGCTCGTATTCGTCCTCGCCGACTATTTCTTCAAGTGCTGCCACCCTCGCCGTGAGCTGCTGGATAAGCTCCTCAGTGGTGGGCGTTGTCTGACCTGTGTCCGCTGTATCGGCAGTATTCTCCGCCTGCGTATCAGCCACAGTTGTTATCTCATTTTCGTCCATTATCTCGCCTCCTAAAGCTGTTCTTCAACGCTCAGACCTACCGCAGAAATGTCTGCTGAAAGTCCGCCGTCAAAATTGAATCCTATGTTAGTTATTGGTATATCGTAGCTTTCGCCGCTGTCGCTGACGTATGTCACAACGTCCCCGACGTCAAATCGTGGGTCGCCAAGGCGGTGAAAAAGCTCCGTTGTATACCACGAAAAGCCGCCTATCCTATGCCACAATGACCGCAGCAGCGACATTGTCATATATGGATTTTCAAACTCCAGCACACGCCCTGCCGTGCCTGTGGTATTGCCCAGCCGCAGAGTTTCGCTGTCGCTGACCTTGCAGATGATACCGACTATCACATTTTGCCGTTCGCTGAGTGTTGGCAGGTCGATAGTGTTATTGTCCAGTATCTTCACGCTCGTACCATTTGCGGACGTATCTGCCGTATCGGTCAACAAAGCCGAACTCGCCTTGTGCCGAGGCGATGTAGCTGAGCATCTGCCGCATTGTTGTGTCTTTGGGTATAGAGCTTATTTTGAAGTCGAAGTTTGCGGTCTTTAGGCGTATATGCCCCTTGCCATAGAGCCTTGCTCCGCCCTTTGCACGCAGCTTTGCAGGGATGGTGTAGTCGTTGCCGTTTTGAAGTCCAAGCTGCTTGCAGATATCGTCTTCAACAGCCTTTGACCACGCAGGTAGCTTGACCTTTGGCACATAGGTCTTGTCCGAAAAATACAACCTATCTGCAAAAGTAACCTCAGTATTTCCGCCAGACTTTTTCGACTTTACGCAGGTAAAACGCCCAAGGGGTATTCTTTCGCCGCCAAGTATCTCGCCGAGTTTGCTGACTTGCTCTACTGTCAGCTTTGAAAGCTCAGCGTAGGTGTAGGCTTCTAGGGTGGAGTAGGTGGTCACGCCTGTGAGGTCTGCAAGGTACAGGGACAGGTCATACTCGCTGCCGAGGAAACGTGCTTCAGCATCGTTTATCTGTAACGTCCAAGACTGCGAACACACTGCACCAAGCTCTATATCATCGGAGAGCGAGGTGCTTTGAGAGGTGCTGTTTGCAGATATGATCTTATCCCCCGAAATAACGCTGTCGCTTCTTTCAAGCTCCATTCTCCACGTTCTGCAATAGCTCTCTATCTTTGATGATACAATGTCGCTTACTGTGTACATTTATGTCACCTCACCTGCGGAATAAGCGTAAAGGTCAAGGGAAAGCACCTTGCAAAGCTGTCTTTTCTTATCCCAACCCCACTGATCGTATGTTGTACCCTCTGCCCTAAAACGTGCTGTGACCTCGTTGAAAGTTTCGTCAAGATAGGTAACAAGAAAGTCAGTGTCCTGCATATTCAGAACATACTCGTTTATAACTGCCACTTCCTGCGGCTTTAAGTTTGCCCACTCTATGTGCAGCGTGGTCTGCAAGCCCTTTACATCGCCCACATATCGGCAGGTAGACGCAAGCCCTGCATTGTCGGACATTATTTTTTTCTTATCTATTGTGAACGTTGTCGGCACAGCTATTTCAGTATCGCCGAATTTAAGATACGCCATTTGAAAACCTCCTTACATAAGCGGTGACTTGCCATTAAGCTTTGTCAGCGAGTTTATATCTTCTACCACAGCCTTACCAACGGCTCGTTTGTCTATCTCCACAGTTACATTGATAGGCTGTTTGGTGCTTTTGCCGTCAACAGAGGCATACTCTGCAAGGGCGTTGAGTATAGCCGACCGCATACCCATGTTTGACGTATCAGGCACAGTTTGTGTAGCTGTCTGTTCTCTCAATGAAGATACATCTATCCTGCTGTCAACACTGCTGGCACTTTGTATTGCAGATCTGACCATGTTTTCAGAAGCCTGCACCGCAAGATATGTTTCATCAGCCACACCCAGTGCATAGCCCTCGCCCACATATCCGCCCAGTGTACGGAAAACTCTTGACGGCGAATGTGAATCCTGAGCAAGCCTTGCGGCGGTTATGCCCCTTATGACCATTTCATTCACTGTGGCACTTACAAATGACATTCTGCCTTTTATGCCGTCTGCGTAGCCGTCTGCGGCGTACTGTCCTAATACTTCATACGCCGTCCGCATACTGTAGTAGTTTTGTGACGGCAGGTCAACAAGGTCTGCAAGGAGCTTTGCAGAAGAATCTTTCATCTTGCTCATACTTCTGTCAACGTAGTCATTCATTTCGTCAAAAATGCCCTTGCTCTTGGCAGAGTATTTCTTGAGTTCCTTATCTGACATATCGACAAACGCCTTTGCGTAGCCTGCGCCCTTTGGACCCATTTCTTCAAGATTATTGTAAAAGTCCTGTGAGATAATGCCGTCTGCGACCTTTTTCTTTAGCTTAGCAAGGTTGTTTTCCCAGTCGGTAAAGCCGTTTATGTTATCATCAAGATTTGCGATAAGCTGTTCGGCGGTCACGTCTGACTTTCCACAGAACTCGTCAAGAAGATCTATCTGTCCGAACACGAGATCGTGCTGGGTTTTGTATGCGTCCGCATACTTGCCACAGATGTCATTTATCTGCGACAGCGTTTCTTCCGAGAGTTCTGCTATCGAGCCTGTGGTAAGAGCATAAGCGTCGGCAAATTCTTTCTGAGCGGTGTTTGCTTCCTCTATGGACTGTCTTACAGAGGAAAGGTCATTGTTTGCCGTTGTAAGTGCACCGTGAGCGGTGTTGAGTGACAGTGCAAGTGCGTCAAAATCATCACCTGTCAAGCCGTCAGCCTTAGCCTGCTTGTATCGTTCAAGTGCTTCATCATACTCGTTCTGAGCCGCCGCTTGGTTTCTCAGAGCCTCCGCAAGCTTATCCTGCAAGTCTTTTGTATCCTGCATATCCGCATAAGCGTCAAGCATATCGCTTACTGCGGCTGTGTTGTTTTTCAAGCCGCCTGTCTGGTCATCTATGGTCAGATTAAGACCCTCTATATCGCCGTTGAGCTGATCTATGATAGATTGCATTTCGGCTTTTTCATCAGCACTTTTATTTTCAGTTTCATTCAGCTCTTTGAGCCTGTCATTGAGTGCACGATAAGAGTCAGCCTGCTTTTTATTACTGTCTGTGCTGTCGGCAAGCTCCTCGTGAAGACTTTCAACAGCACTCTTGGTGGAAAGACATTTGTCCGAAAACTGTTTGACGCTCTCGGACAAATTCACTATACTGCTTTCTGTGACGTCTATCTCATTGGCAAAATGATTTATGATCGCACTGCCTATGAGTGCGACACCTGCGGCGATACCTGCCGCAAGATTTTGAGTTATAGCCATTTCGGCATTCATGGCCGTTGCCATAGCCTTGCCTTGTATCATTTGCAGAGTAAGCCCCTCAAAGGACTTTGTGACCGCAGACACCTTTGACACCGCAATGAATGTCACAATTGCCGCTGTTATGGATTTAAGGGCGTTGTGAACACCCTCTATAACGCCCTCTATATTTTCTGCGTCAACGCCCATTTTCTCAAAAAGCTGACCCACTGCCGTGTCAAACACCTGCACAGACTGTGAGAGAAAGCTTTTAGCAAGGCGTTTCACATTCTCAAAGAAAGTGTCTGCCGAGCCTAACAGGTCATTGAAAGCCTTGTCGGCGTCACCCCCTGCGGTAAGCACGCCCAGAAAGTTCTTTGCAGCTGCTTTCATACTTGCGAAAGAGCCTGAAAAGGTGGTGCTTGCCTCTTTGGCTGTTGTGCCTGTGATATCAAGGTTTTGCTGAATTGTGTGGATAGCGTTGTAAACGTCGCTCAGGTTATCAATGTTGTATTCAACTCCGCTGAACTTCTGAGCGTCCTGCAAAAGCCTTTCCATTTCAGACTTCGTGCCGCCATAGCCCAGCTTGAGGTTATCGAGCATTGTATAGTTCTGCTTTGCAAAACCTTGGTAAGCGGTCTGTATAGACTGCATATCAGAGCCGAACTTGTTGGCGTTGTCGGACATATCTACCATAGCCATATCGGCGATCTGTGCCGCTTTCTCGGTATCTCCGCTGAGCGAGGACAGCAAGCTTGCCGAAAAGCTTGTGACGTTCTCCATATACTCGTTTGCACTTACTCCTGCGGTCTTGTAGGCGTCCTGTGCGTTCTTCTTGACAATATCAGCGTGCTTTTTAAAGAGCGTTTCAACACCGCCAAGCGACTGCTCAAGAGCCGCACCCTCAGTGAATGCAGAGGTGACGACCTTGCTTATAGCCGCTCCCACACCTGCCGCCGCTATAGCCTTTTTGAGTTTCGTTGCAAAGCTTTCGCCTGTTTTCTCGCCTGCACTGTCGCCCTCGTCGGGCAGGTCCTTAAAGAGTTCCTTTATCTTGCTTGTTATCCCCTCCGAGATAGGTATTATCTGCACATATGCGTCTGCCAGCTTAGTTCCTTCCGCCATTACGTTTCACCTCCTATCAGATCTTGCCTTGCCTTTTCAAATTCTTCGATACTTGTAAATCCTCGTGTCTTGCTCTCACTGTCGCCTAAAAGCTTTGAAACAACAGTTTCGGGTATGTTCACACCTCTTGCACCATCTTTCGTTTTCGCCCATTGCAGCCACGCAAGCTTGTCATATATCATTGCAGCAAGGAGCGTGTCAAGAGTGACCTTATCCCCGGAGAGCAGCATCTTACATCGGCTGTCGGGACGCAGACCCATAAAAAACGCCGCCACTGAGGAAAGCGGCAGCGTTTTGTAGTCGTATATGTGATAGACCTCTGCGAGATCGCAGGCAAGCGACATCTCATCACGGCATATCATATGGGCAAGTCCGCAGACAGCCCTCAGGCGTTTTTTGTTTTGTCGCCCTCTGAGCCTTCGCCTTTCAGTATGTCGGCGATCTCTGCAAGCATCTTGTTTCTTGACACTATTCCTGTGTCTATATCTCTGCAATGCTTTTTGAGGCTGTCGAGCTGTGCCTTGGAAAGGAGCTGTCTTGCCACCTTGACGACAGCGGCAGTGTCGCCCTCATCTATCGCCACAAGTGATTCAAGCAGCTCCCAGTTGTCAAGAGCCTTATCCTCTATCTCATAGTCAAAGCCGCTTTTTGTGATACCTTTAAGCATATGATCTTCCTCCTGTTACTCAGATTTCAGGTGAATGTACTCATAGTGTGAGTTGCCCTTGCTGTCGTTGACGGCTGTCAGCGTGATGTTATAGCCCACGGCGTCAGTGTCTATATACTTGATCTCGCCCAGAGCCGTTACAGAGGCACAAGGGACTACGATACGCTTTAACGCTCCGTCCTTGAGGATAAGCTCGAAAACATACACGTTCTCCTCGTCAGAACCGCCGTTCACGGACACGGTTATGTCCTTGCCCTCAAGTGCAGTTGTGACGTTATCAGAGCCGTAGACAGTTTTGAGCACTTCCTCGTTGAGCGTTTCGATGAGCGTCAGTGTGAATGTGTCGCTGCCTGCATTGGTCATATTGAGCACTACATCTCCGCCCCAGGCTGCTATATTGCTGTTTGAGCGGTCATTGCCGTTTGAAAGACCGTCCTCTGAGCAATAGCCGAGGCACTTGAACTCCGCTGCAAGAGCCGATGTTGCGTCTGTCGGCAGTGTTGTGCCTTTAGGAGCACGATATACCGCACCGCCTATCTTAGGCTTGCCTGCGGTAACGTTGTTTGCATTATTGGTATTTGCCATTGTTATCTCTCCTTTTAATCGTAAAATCGTATATCGAATACTGCTTGATAGCGGTATCGTTTTGTTTCCTCATCGGTGTAGTTGTAGTCGCTGTTCAGCTTGCAGGATATGACATCATCAAGTATCACAGCGTCACGCATAGCTGCCTTGACGGTGTGATTGAGCTTTGCTGCATCATAAAGGCTGCCGCCGTATGACTGCACGGCAAAGGTCGCAGAAAATAGTCTGTTTTTCTCAGACGAACCCAGCTTGTCGATGATGATATACTTCTGCGGCGGCTTTGCAGGCTCTTCCATAAATGTGGGAACGTCAAGACTCTTGCTCAGAAAGCCCAGTATAACTTCTTCTATCATTTTCTCAGCACCGCCTTTAATATGGCATTGTCCTGCTTTGTTTCCTTTCTCGCCTTGTAGGTCACAGCCTTTATGCTTGCGTTCACACGCTTTTTGCCTGAGTAGGTTGACACCTCGTAGCCGTCACCCAGCCGCTGTGCCGCTTTGTCGGCAAACTCACGGCATATGTTCTCAGCCTCTTTTGAACGCAGCATTTGCCTTACTGCCTTGCGGTCAAGAACTATCTTCACTTTACCCATACAGTTCCACCTTGACTTTCTTGTTCCAGCTGAGGGGCAGGTTTTCTTCAATGCCCTCTGTAGGGAAACCTATGGTGCGAAATCTTCTGCCGAAAAATTCAACTTCGGTGTTCTCCCAAACGTGAGTGTCACCTTTTGGTATGGCGAGGGTGTAAGCTATCCGCCTACCTGATAAGTTAAGCTCACTTATAACATCATCAGATGACGGCTCGCCCACAAGCACGTTGTCAACAAGCTCCCAGCTATCCTCATAAGTTGGTCTTCCAAAGCCGTCAACGCCTGTCTGCGTCTGCACTTTAAGCTTCACCGAAATTCCCTTTATCATTGTTCTCATAGTCATATACCTCCATAGCTCCCCACCTCTGACGAATGATACCAAGCTCTTTCAATTCGTTTTTGAGAAAATATAAAGATTGTCCTGAATTGAGATAAGTCATTGACACCGAATAGCCCATAGCTGCCTGCGACGCCTGCACAGCAGGTGGTGCATTATCAGTCGAACAGTCAAGACTTCTCACAACAGCCTTTGAGATTATCGCCTTTACTGTCAACGCATAGTCTTCATCACTTGTCACAAGGGCATTGACATCAACGCCGTAACGCTTGCCTATAACACGGAGCTTTGCGCAGGCGGTCTCGATAAGACTATCCGCCGCCTGCTGCTCCTGTGATGTAAGCTTTCGTCCGTATACTGCTATGTCGTCGATAGTGGCATAAATGCTGCTCATTCTGTTGCCTGAACGGCCTGAACGGCTGCAAATGCCTTAGGGTCAAGGATAGCAAAGCCGATATAAGCCTCTGTTCTGAGATACACCTCATTGTGACCTTTCAGATCTCTGCCTGAGTTATCAGGGTCGCCATAAGGAATGACCTCCAAAGGAAGTTCCTTAGCATAGCCCCACTTAAAGGCTCTCGCAAAGTCGCCTACGATAGCCCTGTCTGTACCCTTGTTAAAGTTTACGGTGGAATTTACATCGCAGGCTGTGCCGTTAAGGCTGCCCGGGTTTGCACCGAGAGCAAACTCTGGATACTGCTTTACGCCGTTGACCTTGAGCTTTGCAAGAGAAGAGGCAAACTCCTTTGAGAACGCAAAGCCTGTAACGTTGTAGTCGCCAAGCTTAGCAACTGCATCTTCGAGGTTGCTTTCAGGGTCTGCGCTGTCAAAGTCTACCTTTGCGGTGTTGTCGGCAACTGCCTTGTCGATATAGTTATCGCCGAGAGCTGCAACAACTGTCTTTTTTCTCGGGTTTATTCCGTGGAAGCCGAGAATGTCGATCGCACGAGCAAATTTGATAGCTGCGCCCTCTGCAAAAGACTTGATGACTTCAAGCTTTTTCTCGTCTGTTCCATAGATGAACTCGTCACTGAAGCGTGCGCCGTATTCGATCTTGAGCGGACGCATTGTTACCTTGCCGAGCTTAGCACTGCCTGCGGATTTAGCCTCGCTTTCACCGATAACGTCCGCCTCATCGTCCATAGAGAAAACGAAATAGTCGTTGCCGTTAAAAGATACAGGATCTCTGCCGCTAAGCTTTGCAAGGGAGGAATGACCCTTTACTGTTGAAAAAATGCTTGTTACTGTTTCAGGCTCAAGAAGTGTGCCTCTCTTAATTGTTTCTGCCATGATTATTCTCCTTTCAGCTTTTCAAGTGTTTTTCTAAGTGCGTTTTCTGCACTGTTTTTGCTTGGGTCGCCCTCTGCTCTGAAATCAGGGGCATTGTGTGATGTCTTAAAGTATTTTGACATCTTTTCTGCATCGGCTCTTATAGACTTTTCGTCCTCACCGCTGAGCCTGTCAGAAAGCTCCGCAGGAAGTCCGTACTCCTGTGCGGCTCTCACCCTGAAAAGGCTCTGTTCAGCCGCCTTGCCCTTTGCCGTAAGGTCTGCTATAGTGGTTTCATAGCCCTTGACCTTTTCTGCCATATCAGCAGGGGAAACATATCCCTCAAACTGCTTTGTGACAGCATTTGTGTTTTCCTCCAGCTTGGCATTTACTATCTTGTCAAGCTGTTCCTGCGTCGTGACAGGCTCAAATTCTTCTGCCATAATATCATTCCTTTCAAATATCAGTAGCTTATCTTTTGCTTTTTCTTTTCTTTAGCGTTCGCACAGCTCCAATGTGCAAGCACCACCGACTCTAACAGCGAAATGTCAGCACCCTCCATAATAGAGCTGTAACCAAAACCTCCGCCTGAGCCTATGGCTCTGTGTTCGCAATTTGAAACAGCCTGCTCAAGTGCAGGTTGTTCTGCGTGGCATATCTTATCAGCAAACAGACTTTGCTCAAACTGAGCTGACGCCTGCACCACCTCTGACACCTTTGGCAGCACAGCCTTACACTTAACTCCTGCGTCTTTCATATCACTTTCAAGCACAGCCTGTCCGTTTGCACCGTCTATGGTCACTTGCCTTGCGTGAGGATTTCTGAGATATGAGATCATCCAGCCGTTCCCCTCTCGCACAGGGCGACAGTCAATAGCTTCAACGAATATTTTGCCGTCAGAAGTTTTAACTGCAACTGCAAGAGAAACGTTTGCCGTATATCTTGCATACTTAACACCGAAGAACAGCTCAGGTGTGCCTGAAAGCTTTGGTGCTGTATCGAGCTGATAGTTATGCCATTCCTCTCGGCTTATAGCGGACTTCTGATTGTATCTTAACCACAGTCCTAAACGCTGGATATTATCGTCTGTCTGGTCTTTGCCAAGCTCTGAACGTATCTTACGCTCGGTCAGTATCGTACCGAGTGAGGGATTTGTTTCATACCAAAGTTCAGGGTCATGTGCATCAGCCATTTCAGGTATGCTCCACTCTGCCCAGCCGCTGTCAACGTTAGTACCGCTAAGCGTATCACGGCGATACTGATAGAACACAGTTCCAGATGATACCGCAGTGGGAGGAGTGCCGCACATCAGTGTCTGAGGGTTTGCAGAATCGGTAACAACGTATTTCAATGCACTTTCTTGGTCAGCCGTGTACTCCTGAGCCTCGTCTATAACGAGCAGGTCATAGCCCTCACCAAGTCCCCCTTTTGATGAACGTGTACGGAAGTTGATAAGACCTCCGTCATTATCTTTGAGCCACTCAATACGTTCAAGGCCAAACTGTTTTGTGGTCTTGAAGTCCTCTTTTTCGGTATATCCTGCTTTTGCAAGACGTTCAATGACCTTTTCCCATGCGTTGTGAGAGGTGGTCGTTCTGTGTGCCGTATAAAGAACACGCTCTCCGTGGATAAGTCCCCAGAGAGCACGCATTATAAGTATTTCAGATTTTCCGTTACGTCTTGGCACGCTGTAGCCGTATTTCATATGCGTCCACAAGCCTTCGTCATTAGTAGCCATGATGTCGTAGAGCTGTATTTCCTGCCATTCCTGAGCAGTTCTGCCTGTACTGTTATATAACTCTACAGCCTCGTTGCCCTTAGTCTGTTCATAAGGCAGGACAAGGGCTGTGGTGGGGGTCTGCCTGCCGATTCTCTTATCCTCAATAGGGAATTACCTCCTTTGGATATGAAAAAAAGCACCCGTTAAGGTGCTAAGTTCCGATGTTTGATTAGTCTATTGTCTGCCAATCTTCCGACAACATATCTGCTTGACTTGCAAGCCAGCCAAGTTGTACGCCAGAAGTTCCCACAAACGCTAATGCTTTATTGCCCATATCCTTATGGTCTACGTTTGTCACAGTACCATTAGGTGATTTATAACTAACATTAGTGGCAAGCTCAACATACTGTCCTTTGCCGTTCCAGCCTTTTCTTGCTATTTTCTTACCTCTCTTTGCTTCTTCGAGCGCCTGTCCGAAATTCATATTTATCCGTCCTTTCTGATTTTGGGTATAAAAATACCGCCTCGCCGTAGCGGAGCGGTCAAGCATTATTGTTTTTAAAATCTTCTTTAGAAATTTTTAATCCGCAAGTACACCTATCTTTGGCTATTTCTAACGGTATGCCTTCCATATATGCAGAGCAATAATTTTTTTCTTCGTCATTTTCGTGTCCGACTATTATCACATCATCACCACTTTGACGAAGTGCTTCCATTTCAGCATCATAAAAAATGCAATTTTTACATTGTTTCATTTTGTCAATGCCTCCTTTAACATTTGCTCAATATAATCAGGAAATTCTTCTCCGTGGTAATGCGCACAAAAACATTCTGCAAAAAACTCGTGACTGTTCGTGCTTGCATACTGCGAAATGTTATAAATATCGCCTGTCTGCTTTGCCTTGCGAAAAGCATCATCAACCATGCTTTTTATTTTCACACTTCTTGGATCACCATAATTTTTACAATACAGACCTCTGTTTATTTGTCCGAAATATTGATCTGCAATAATGTGCCCATATTCATGTGCTACTGTTGCTTTTACCGCATTTGTGCCACTGAATGTGCTTGACATACTCCATCGAGTATATTTCATGCCTTCTTCCATTTGAGCAAGTTTTCTCTTTAATTCTCTTACCTGTGCAGCACTATATTTGCCACTGCTTATTGCTGCTTGATATTCAGGAATAAGCTTGGCAAATTGCTCATTCCTTGTTTTCCAATCGGTAACCATTGCTGGTGGTTCGTTAAGATATTTAGTGCTTATATCCAAGCCTCCACCATTTGCTTGAGCGTTTGCTTTTTTTAGTGTTGACGAACAATTTATATCTTGTAACTTATCAACGGGGTATTTTGCAGTTAAGTCAGTTAATGTTTCATTCACCGTATTAAGTGAATTGAGATTTTTGACATTTTTCACGTTAACTTTGTCGGCAAATTTTAGTGTATATTCCTTGGCATTTTCAATGGTATCAGCAGGAATGAATTTAGCCATACTGCTATTTTCCTTCATTATACCACTTCCACCCCGTTTGTCAAGCCTTTTCAGCACTTCTTTTTCCTTAGCTCTCGCCTGCTCAGGTGTGAGCCTTGTGACCTGCTTGCGTGTTTCGATTTCTTTGCCGTTTTGAACGTCTGAGTAGCTTATCTTATCATATGTGCCTGCCTTTTCATTGACGTAGGTTATCTCACAGGTGCAGCGCTTATGCCGCCGCCACACGTCCTTGGGAACATCGGGATAAACGTACTTTCCTGCAAGCTTTGAACACCACGCACAGCATTTGCTGTGGTCTGAGCGGATAACGTAGACTTTAAGTCCTGCCTTACTGCGAAAGTCAGCATTGGTTTTGACATAATCGGTGAAAATTGAGCCGTTTATGTTCTCAACTGACGCAATGAACTCGCTTAGTGCCGTCTTGTCGGTAAGGTTCTTTTGAGCAGTCACTTTTGCAAGATTTTCTATCCTCTCAGAGGGAAAATCTGATCTTTGCGGCTTTATGCCTATGCCTGCCACCTTATCAAGCTGCTTTTGGATATTTTCAGCCACAGAGTTTATAAGCTCGTAATTATCACCGAATATATCACCGAGCATCTCAGCAATAAGCTGTTCATCTGTAAAAGCCTTTGGGCTTTCGGTTATGCTTTTCTCAAAGACTTTTTTCAGCACAGTTCCTGTTGCCTGTGCAAAGTCATCAACATCAGCGAGGTTTGCGTTACCGCTTTCAAGCCTTTTTATAATGCTCTGCAAATGTTTGTCGCTTTTTGAAAGCTTGACAAGGTCGCTTTTTATTTTGTTTGAAAGTGCGCTCATTTGCCGTCACTCTCCATACCTGTGAGAGCCTTTATGTTTCTTGCACCTAAGTAGTCAGGAACAGCCTGGTTTATCTTCAAGATAGCGTCGCCCACACCCGAGAGTGCCGCAGCGTCAGGCTCGAAGATAGGCAGCCATGCGACTTTTGTATCTCTGAACGCATCTCTATGATATGCGTATCTGTCACGGATACAAACGGCAAGATAGCCCACATTGAGCAGACCTGTTCCGAACGTCCTCTGCGCCTTGCGTGCCGTTAATCGTAGGTTTTCATGACCTGCCTTGATAGCCTCTGCGCTGGAGGGGTTTTCGGTGGCAAAGCCCAAGTCATCAAGGGTCAGCCCTGTTTCTCCTGCGAACAGGCTTGCAAGTGTTCTCAGCTGTTCAGTATATGGCGTCATTGATTGCTGTTGAAACTGTCCTACAATGGGGTGATCACCGTCGCTGTCTTTCGTGAAGTTCAGAAAAGAGGATATCGTAGCAAGGCGGTTATTGAACTCTGCGTCCTCAGATAATCCAAGCACATATTTTTGAGGAAAGCTGTAAAATTCAGCCGACACCTCAGAGCGTTTTATAGTTCTGAGAGCTGTCTGCGTATAGGCTATGCAGGCTCTTGAAATACGGCTGTGACCGAACGGACGCTTTGCGTCAGGACGATATATTATCGGCACGAGCAGTGCATATGGTGCAGCGTTTGATATACGCTGAACAAGCACACCATGGGAGTATATTTCCGTCATGCCTGCCATGAAATAAGCCTCTGTCTTTACAACACCCATGCTGTCACGCTCAAGCACTGCATAGCCCTCGGTAAGCAGATTTGTCACAGGGTCAATGATACCGGTGGCATTTGAGCCGTCAATGACCTGCAGGCGTGGATAGCCGTTATCTTCTCGGATATAGACGAAAGAACACGCTGAGATAAGAGCCGAAAGCACTGCAGAGTCAATGAGTATATCCTGATTGTTTGACAAGAATATTTCGCTCAGATCAAATTCATCATTTTGAAATTCATCGAACTGCAAGCGGTCAGCAAGGCTATCGACTGCTTTCGCACACCAACCGACAGTTTCCTTTAGCCCCTTGAATTTTTCGGGAGCAAGGCTTGAAAAGTCCTGTGCGTTATTTTTCATCTCGTAGTACTTATATCTCAATAGCACTCGTGTTTGTTTATCGGCAAGTCTGCGTCGCAGATAGTCAATTCCGTATATTTCGTTTGTCATATTTTTGCTCCTGTTTAAAATTCTGCGAGATATTTACACAATGAAGGCGTGAACGTGAAAAGTACCCTCAAAGGGGGTGGTATGCCCCCATATGCTCAAAAAATTGGAAATATCGTGGAAATTCGTGTTTAAATCGACTTCCAATCAAAAGTTTGCGGTAAAACACGGTTGGATACGGCTTCTACCTTTTGGTCAAACACCTGTTTTTCTACCAATTTATCAGATTTCTGACGATTGCAACACCAATGAGCAAGCTGGAGGTTCTCAAGAGCCGAAGGGTGACCGCCTTTTGCAATGGGTATGATATGATCAATGCAAGCTGACAGTGGGTGCGGATATTTCAAGGAAAAATCAACAGGTTTGCCGCATATGCCGCAGACTGTTTGGGTAGCGTATATCTTTTTCTTGTTGATACGGAACTGTGTTTGATGTGAGCCGTTTCGGTCGGGTCTTGGTAATGACATTGTATACCTCCGTGCAACGCAAAAGACACCCCGTTCGGAGTGCCTTTTGTGAAAATATTATAAGGAGTTTTGTAAATGGTGGAGCAGATGTTGAGCTGGCACGCTCTCGATCTGCATACACCGCCCGAAGCCCGAAAGCTTGGCGGCGGTTCAAATATTATGTGTTGGCTTTTCCGGGCAACCAACTGACCGTATGGAACAGACCGCAAGCTCATGCACTCACGTTCTGCATAAGCCCCTTACGGGGCTTAGAAAATTGGAGGTGACTTCAATGAAAGTACAAGTCTGAGGTACATCTACACTTTCCTCAGTTTAAATTATAACACAGGTAAAACGCACAAAACGCACAAATATCACTTTTCTTGCAAATATCTTTGGATTTTCATTCGCACTCCACTCTCAGACATTCTCCCACCACTAACCTGCATAGCTATCTGCAAGTACGTCTTACCCTTGATGAATTTCAGCACGAACATTCGCCGCGTCTGATAGTCCTCTATCCCCTTGATAAATTCCTCCACAGCCCTCTGTTCACGCTCTAGTCGAGCCTGCTCACACAGCAATGAAAGTGTATCACCGCTTGGCAAGAAGCCGTCTATGCGTGTGCTGTGTGGTGTGTAGGACGGCGGTGTGCATACGCTGATACTGTCGGCAACGTACTTACCCGAAAGCTCTGCCTTGATGTCCTCAATGGCTGTGGCGTTTCTGCGGTAGGCTTTCAGGCGTGACATGGTCATTGGGTCGTTTCTTTCCATAGGCTATCTCCTCTCTTATTCCCAGCACAACATACCCGTTCTTTATTCCCCAGCCGTTGAGGATATATGTTATCTTGTATGTATGTCCTGATATCTCATGTTGTGCGTGTTCTCTTATTGTGCCGTCTGAGCTGTGATAAGACGTTCCGTCAGTCGGTATAAATCTTATCAGATCTCCTGTCTGAAAACCTCTGTCATTCTTCCTGACCTCGAAAGTTTTCTCACCGCTCAGAACAGCGTCACAAAATTCTGTGTTAAGTTTCAGATCATGTGTTTTCACTTTACCCCTCCTATAAACTCATCTGACTATCATCATAGTCAACTTTCCTTGTTGTCAGCCTGCCGTTATAATCAGGGTAGCTATTCAACCTTTTGTACCTTCCGCTGGTCTTGTCAGCCATAAAGCTATTATCTTGTTCAGGCGGCGTTGGCAGGTAATATTCCTGTGGAATTTTCAAATCGTTAGCCGTGCAGATATCCAGAATGTATCGCTTGTATGCCAGAACATGGTTTCTGCACAAATTGGCATTACAGCCGTCAGGCCATGATGGATCACTACAGCCATGATCGATAATGGACTTGTACTGCTCTATTGACTTCACAAGGTCTGCCGAATACTGCTTTAACAGTTCTTCGGGTGTTTTACTCTTTGCCATATTATCCCTCCTCGCACCTCAACTCTTCCAGCCTACAATACACCAACGTATTGCCACAAGTCTTGTCAGCGATCTCTGCCTGATAGAAGAACTGACCTGTCTTACTGCTCTTGCGGATAATACACCCTGTCAGCTCGTAGCAGTCAGAGCCGTTGTAGCTCACCCTGCGTCCAAGACTTTTCTTTACTTCGTGTATCGTCATAGCTCCTCTATCCTCACATAAATGCCAGGTATGTCCGCCCAGAACTTCTCGCATATCTCGCTTGCCACAAGCTGGTCGTCTGTCCAGAAGTCAAGCTTTGTCATGCAGTCCTTGAACATCTTCTGCAGGTTGTCTGTATCAGGCTTGCTGGTCTTGTACTCTCCGTCCTTGTGCTTGCCGTCATTAGGAAACAGCCACTTTGTTACTAGCCTTATCCCACAGATGTACTTCTCAGGCGGTCTGTGCCTTGCAAGGTTTGCCGTGAGCTTTTCTTTTGCCGCCTTGACATCGGGTGGGTCATGAAATATCGGCTTGCCGTTTCTCACTGCTACCTTGTGTTCCTGAGCCGTAGCCGTCGGCGGTATCATCGCCATAAAAAATTCAGTCATTGTTATCTGCTCCTCTCGTGCGGTCGGTGTGCTAGCCGCCTTATTATTTCAGAATAGATTTTCGGGCGGCTTATGCCCGAAAATATATATTATGTAATAATATACTTTTTCTTCCCTCGGGAAAAAGTCGGTATTTTGTCGATATTTTCTTCCTAAAGGAAAACACCGATATTTTCCTTACGCATACTCGATTTTTTCCTTTCCGTTTCAAAGTAAATTTTCTCGACTTTTTCCTTTCTTTCTCTCACTTCTTTAAGCCGCATTCGCCGCCATCTATCCAGAAACCACCATGCTCTTTGAGGTATGAACGCACTGTCTTTTCGCTCTTTCCTATGTACTCCGCCAGATCAGAAATGCGGCACTTGCCGTTCTCCTGCACACCGCTGAAAGCTGTTTCAATGCTCTCCTTGCGTTCCTTGCTGCGGTCTTCATTGGTCTTCTTCTTGCTGAAATTCTTTTTCCAATTCGGTGTGATGTCCTCTACCTCGCAGTCTTTAAGCACGCCCACGGTATCCTCTCTGTGAACAGGATAATCAAACCACATATCGAGGGGAGCAAACTTCGGGAACTCTCTCAGAGTACCCTCTATACGCCATGCAGTGCGGTTTCTTACTGCAAGCTTAGCCTTGTCTATGTCTGTCATCATAAGCTTGTATGAGTTCGGGTGCAGGTATTTGTGGGTTATCTCAAGCATTTTTGACGGCGTAACAAGATCGTCCTGTGAACAAAGGTCATCAGTATTTCTGTAAAATCTCCTCATCCAGTCCTCACAGATACGGCAAACAGTTTCGTCCTCCTGCTGCTTGTAAAGGCTGTCTGAGATGTCAAGTTCTGAAAGGTCAAGAAGTGCGTCAGGGTCACGGGCGAATACTCCTGAACCGCTGGCTCTGTCCATTGAACGCTTACCGCCCTGCGCTCCCTTTGAGTGGTGGTGGCAGTATATGACCGCACAGCCAAGCTCTGTGCATACCTTGTCAAACTGGTTGCAGAAGTGCGCCATTTGGTCTGCTGAGTTCTCATCGCCTGTTATGACCTTGTAGATAGGGTCTATTATCACGGCAATGTAATTCTTCTTGCTTGCTCGGCGTATAAGCTTTGGTGCAAGCTTGTCCATTGGTACGCTGTGACCTCGCAGGTTCCATATGTCTATGCTGTTGAGGTTATCAGGCTCTAAGTGCATTGCGGTGTACACGTCCTTGAAACGGTGCAGACAAGATGCTCTGTCAAGCTCCAGGTTGACGTATAGTATCTTTCCTTTGGTGCATTGCCAGCCAAACCACTTTACCCCCTCAGCTATCGCCACGCACATTTCGATAAGTGCATAAGACTTGCCTGCCTTTGACGGACCTGCAATGAGCATTTTGTGACCCTGTCTGAGAACGCCGTCAATAAGTGGCGGAGCAAGCTCAGGCAGGTTATCCCACTCAGCACTCAGGCTCTCAGGGTCGGGGAGATCATCATTGATACTCTCTATGTAATCTTTCCATTCTGAAAAGCTTTCTTTGCCTATGTTCTTGTCAATGATGAACTGTTTCTTGCCGTTCCTCATAACGCCTGGCATACGGCTAAGACGTGAGGGATTGCGGTTTTGTTTATCTATGTCAAGACCGCTTTCCTTGCAGACCTTGTAAAGAAAATCAACACGCCTGCGGTATTCATCATAGTTGGGAGCGTCTATCTTCACAATAGCGTGAACGCTCTTTCCACCGCTGTATACAAGCACAGCGATAGGAAGTTCAAGCTCTCTCATCACAGCATTCTGCTGTTCTATAGGCATACTGTCGCTTTCAACAAGAGCATAGCGGTAGTCTGTTACATTCTCGTTCTTTACGCCCTTGCCGTCAAGAGGGTTGAAACGGATCCACGCTCCGGCTTCTTCCTTGTAGTCGCCAAACACCGCACCAATGTCGCCGTTACATTCGCCAAGCCTCTTGATAAGCTCCCCTGCCGTCCTGTCACAGCACCCCTTTGTGGGCAGATACTTGGTCTTGCCGTCCTTTTCTGTTTCCCACGTTTGCGTAACATAGCCCACGTTCTCACCTGCTTCAAAGAGTGTTTCAAGATATGTGACTATCTCCTTGACAGGATCCCATTGGGCAGGCTCTTTGATAGGTATGCCCTCACCGCCGTTTACAAGGGGACTACCTTCCTCTGCGACTATCTCGCCGTCCCAATCGTATGCCTTAAACTCATGGGGGCTGTATCCTCTTTCCTTTGCCATTTGCACGATAGTTCCTGCGGTCACGGGCTGAGCATTGCCGTTAAAGCCTTGCCACTTGTGTTCACACTCACCGCTGTGATAACGGCTGTCTGACCTCGACCAACTGTCCCAATCGTTCACGGAATAGCCCTCGTGCTTGAGAGCCATTCCCACATTGACCCATTCCTGATAATCACAGCTTGCAGGGTCTATGTATTCAAGCATTTTAAGCAAATTTGTGTTATCCATTCACTTCTCCTTAGTTCTCAGGTGTGTATGATTTCGGGTCGATATCTCTCGGCACTCTCCAACCATTGGCAGAGATACGAGCTATCATCTTGCTTGCGCTGTCAAAGCTCCAAGAGCCGACGTGTTCAAAACCCTTGCTTTCAAGCAGCCTTATCTGCTTTGGAGTGGTAAGTCCTGCATTGCGGCGCTTTTCAAGTCGGTCAAGGATAAGCTTTGCCTTGCCTGCGTTGTCTATATCGTCAGGGAAAATGCCCAGCTTTTCAAGCTTTGCTTTCTGTTTGTCGGTAGCAGGAGCACACTCCCAGCCAAAGGCAGGGACATATGAGGACAAGTCCTCAGCCTGTATTGACATTTCATATTGCAAAGGGTCAACAAGCTTTCGCTTGCGTGTTTTCATTTCTTTGAGCTGCTTTGCCAAAGACTCTTCACGCTGTGCCACAACGTCCTCGCTTGCCTGTTTTTCTGCCTCTTCGATATCCACTGCACAGCCTGCCTCATTGGCAAGGTTTTCGGTCATTTTCTCAGCGACCTCTTCATTCTGACAGATAAGGTGTGCAGGTCTGCAAAGCTCGTGGCGTTCTGTGTGCCACAGGAAATCAAGCAGTAAAAGCTCTGTCTTTCCCTCGCAAAGTCTTGTGCCTCTGCCTACCATTTGACAGTAAAGCCCACGTACTTTTGTTGGTCTTAGCACGATAACGCAGTCAACTGACGGACAGTCCCACCCCTCTGTGAGGAGCATTGAGTTGCACAGCACGTTGTATTCGCCCTTGTCGAAAGCTTCTAATATCTCCGCTCTGTCTGTGCTTTCTCCGTTGACCTCAGCGGCGTTGAACCCTTTGCTGATAAGGATATCACGGAACTTCTGCGATGTCTTGACCAGCGGCAGGAACACAACTGTCTTGCGTTCCTTACAGTATTTGAGCATTTCATCAGCTATCTGATAAAGATATGGGTCAAGTGCCGTGTCGATATCACTTGCCTTGAAATCTCCTGCCTGAGTTGATACTCCTGAAAGGTCAAGTTTCAGCGGTATGGTTATAGCCTTGATAGGTGAAAGATAGCCCTCTTTGATAGCCTGTGGCAGGGTGTATTCATATGCAAGGCTGTCAAACACCGAGCCTAAGTTCTTCATATCGCCCCTGTCAGGTGTAGCCGTCACACCAAGCACCTGAGCTTCAGGAAAATGGTCAAGCACTCTCTGATAGCCGTCTGAGATAGCGTGATGAGCCTCGTCAATGATAATGGTATCGAAGTAATTTTCCGAAAAGCCTTTGAGTCTTTTCTCACGCATAAGGGTCTGAACTGAGCCTACTACCACACGATACCAAGAGCCTAAACAGCTTTGCTCTGCTTTTTCGGTGGCACAGCCAAGCCCTGTTGACTTCATAAGCTTGTCCGCCGCCTGGTCGAGCAGCTCGCCCCTGTGGGCAAGGATAAGCACACGCTTACCCTGCCGCACACATTCTTCCGTAACAGCAGAGAAAAGTATTGTCTTTCCCGTTCCTGTGGGCAGAACTGCAAGGACTTTGTTTATTCCCTCAGACCATTGTTCAAGTATAGCAAGCTTAGCCTCGTTTTGATATGGTCTTAAATTCATCATCAGAACGCACCGGCTTTCCAGCCACCTGTCTGAGCAGGCTGGCTATACTGTGGTGTCTGCGTCTGAGCAGGCTGAACGGTAGTCACATTCTCGTCATAGGCGTAGAGCTTTTTAATCTTGTTGGACTGCCTGTCCTCTCCGTCCTTGTTCTTGTAGTTGTCAACGTAGACGTGACACTTGCCCTTTTTGCCTGTGATAGCGTTCCAGTTCATTTTCAGCGGTTCGCCATGCTTTTTTAGTCCGAGAGCCAAGAAAAGTGCTGAGAGCTTCCACTCAAACTTGTTGCAGAGGAAGAAGTTCTCTGTTATCTCCACGCTGTCCTCTGCACCCCAAATGGTGAATGTGACCTTTGCCATATTGCAGGGCGGCACTTTTGCCGACCCCTCGTGTCTTGCACGTTCGTACTTTGCAACGGTGAAGTCATAATCCCCCTCAGGGAGCAGAACAAAGTCCCCACCCTCGTTGACTATCTCATCTTCCCAGCCGTATTCCATAAAATTATCCATAGTGTTGTCCTCCTTTTAAAATGGTACTTTCTGATTTTCTCTGATAAGCGGCAACATTTGCTCCCAAGCACCTATCAGACAGCCCTGCACGAAGTCGTCAGGATAGTTTGTGATAGGAGTATCATAAGGGAAATAGTTTCTCTGAGATACCACAAGGCGTATATCCGATTCGCTTACGCTGTTGGCCCTCATAAGGTCTGCAAGCGCTTTCGGTATGCCCTCAGGGATAACGATAGGTGGTGCAACGTCCTCAAAGCCGCTGAGATCAGTAAGAGGTTCTTCTGCCTTTGGTGCAGCTGTCGGCTGAGCCTGCTGCAATGTCACTGCGTTTGATGTCTTATGAGGGGGCTGCGGTGCTGCTTTCGGCTGTGCAAACTGCTCCTGCACACGTCTTGGCATCGTCACAGGCTTAGGCATTTCAGCAGGCTGTGTATACACAAACAGATGAGCTATACCACTATATTCAAAAGGCATTTCAGACGGAAGTCCGTCACGATTTTTAGCGTCCCAGCAAGGGTGATGTGTGGTGTACATAACACGGTCGCCGCCCTGAGCCTTGAACTTCTTTCCGTCCTTATCCACAGCTACTGCATATGTTTTGTAGTTTGCAAACAGCACCATATCAGCCCATTCTTTCGCAAGAGGCGATATCTGAGAAGAAGTTTTCTTGCCGAGTTTCAGTTCCCAGCGGTCATAAGCGCCCAGCTCGTCAGGCTGTTCAAACTTTCTCATCTGAGCGTGAGCTGTAAGTACAACGTTGATACCGCTGTCAACTACCTCCTGCAAGAGATTAAGAAACTTGCCTATCTCCTCTTTTTCGTAAACATAGCCATTGCCGTAGCCGAAATCTTCAATGCCTTTCTTCTGATGAGCCGAGCAGATCATTTCAATGCAAAGCTGTTCAGCCCAATCAAATGTATCAATGACAAGGGTCTTGCAGAGCCTGCCGTTCATAGCTTCCTTTACCTCGTTTTTGAGCATTTCCCAGCTTGACGGCTTAGGGAAACGTCTGATGTTCAGCTTCTTTGTACTGCCCTCAGTATCAATAAATACAGGGTCGGGGAACTGAGCCGCAAAAGTGGATTTGCCTATGCCCTCAGGACCATATATCACGACTTTCTGTGCGGAGCTTACAACTCCTGATGTTATCTCATACATTAAAATGCACCTGCTTTCCAAGTTTTCGTTTCTGTGTTTTCTTCCTTATCATTGTCCATTGACCTGCCGTCCTCGATTATGATACTGCACTCGTCACCTGTGGAAACTCTTGTGGCTATCGCCTGCAAGCCCTGTGCTTCAAGCCACTTCCCGAAGTCTTCAAGGGTGTCGGTATCCATTTGTTCAAGCTTGTCCAGCAGGACAAAGCCGCAGTCAGGGTTGAGCTTTCTCACGATAGAGGTAGCGACGATAAGCTGTTCAGCACCGCTTATACTATCCCACTTATGCCCGTTATACAGCAGCTCTCCGTCCTCAACGGAAAGTCCCTCAAGAGGCAGGTCGGCATTTTTGAGCAGGTCAGTTTTAGCCTGCCTTACGTCCTCTATCTGCTCAGTGAGATATGTATACTGTGAACGGTAGTCCTCAGCGTCTATCTCAGCTTTCTCCCTGTCGAGGTTTGCTCTTATCTTCTTGTTCAGCTCCTCGATATCTGAGATGTTCTTTTCAAGCTCCGCCGTGCTTTCGTCCAAGAGGTTTTCTGCATCAAGGCTTGCAAGCTTGAAGTTGTTCGCTGCCGCTTCATAGCTTGCTTTTGCACGTTCATAGGCGGACTTAGCAAGCTCCAACTGCTTTTCGTAGTATTCTTTCTGATCACGCTTACGCTGATTTTCACCGTTGCGAGCAAGTATATCCTGCTGCTGTCTGATAAGCTCCGAAGCCGAAACAGGCTCGGCAGGGACGTTTGCGTACACAGGCATTTCCTTTGCAAACTTAGACTTCTGGTCTGCTATTCTGCCAATAGCGGTACGCTGGTCATAGAGGGAATGTTCCTTATGCTCAAGCTCATAGAGCGTATCGCCCACGCCGATTATTTTCAGCAGAGTTGAAGCTTTTTCCTTGCTTGACTGATTTATGAACTTAGGCAGGTCAAGTGCAAACTGTTCAACAAAGCTGTTCAAAAGCTGCTGACCGCCTTTCTTGCCTGTGCTGTCCGTGACTTTGAGTGAGCTGTTCTTGCCCGAACGCTCCACCACGATTCCGTTGTCGAGGGTGATCTTCAAGTGCGGTTCGACAACAGACCCCTCACGCTGAGGAGAGGACGGCTTATACTTGTCACCGCCAAGCGCCCAAGCGATAGCGTCAAGCACAGAGGTCTTGCCCTGCCTGTTCTTACCACCGATAACAGTAAGCCCATTCTTTGCAGGCTCAAGCTGTACGGCTTTTATCTTCTTTACGTTCTCAAATTCAAGTGAGTTTATTTTTACTGACATTTTAGTTCGCTCCTCTCATATTTTCAAGCTTATCCCTTGTGCTGCATATCTTTCCGTATGCCTCTCCGATATCAAAGGCTCTCTGCTCACATTCTGACATTCCCTCATAAACAGTAAGTATATTTGAGCAAGCTTCATCAGCAGTTTTATATGCTTGACAAATCTGTTCTTTTGTGCTATCATCAATTTGTATGTTATCGGTATCTTTTGATACCACCTCCGAGCTTGTGCCTGTTGCCGCAGGTGCAGGCTCGTTTTCTTTTAGGTACTCTGCCAAATACACACCACACTTAAAATCTTTTTCGCTTAGCGGACAATTTTCGCAACTAGCAGTAAATCCTGTACAGTACTCCACCGCCTTTTCAAACTCCTCTTTCGTTATCATCATTATCCTCACTTTCAATAGGTCTTACGCTCATATACTGCTTGCCGTCATAGTCCATCTTCTTAACAGGTTCAATCCCTTTCTCACGGAGCGACCTTGCGGCATCGCCAAGCCCTCTGTCGAAATCCTCACGGGTCTTATAGAATGCACATCTACGGCAGTAGTCCTTCGTTGGCGTTACTGTCAGCGCACCACACTCGTCAGACTTGACATTTGAATGGAACACGCAAAGGCTTACCGCTCCACTGCCGTTGTCAAGGGGCTTGTCCCTCTTAAAAACCTCTCTCATCACTATCATCGTTCTTGCCCTCCTCGTTTTCAAAACGTTTCTCCCAGTGCCTGTCCGCCACGCTCAGAACAAGATACATCACTACATCTATCCCTGCAAGCACGGCTACTGTTATCAGCAGTATCAACGCCATTTTACCACTTTCCTTTCATTTCAACTTCGACCTTGACCACAGGTCTTGCAGTTTCCTTCATTGCCTTCTCCAGTTCCTCACGGATTGCGGTTTCTGCGGTTTCTTTTATATTGCGGTATAGTCCATATACCGCTAGAGCGAATAGCGCCACACATAACGCTATTGCAGCTACGAATCTGATGATCTCCAGTGTTGTTATCAGGTTGTTCATTGTCTCACGTCCTTTCTGATCTCTCTGCTATCCACTTGTCAAGCAGAGTTGAGTATATCTCATACACATATTCGTTAAGCTTAATGGCGCACCCAAAAGGATACACGCCCTGTCTGAGCCCTGCGTTCAGCCTGTTCACATTTGTGTTGAAGCCTGCGGTTTTCAGTCGTTCCACCGCTTCTACCGATGATATTACTCTGAGCATTTAGTCCACCTCCTCGATAGTCAAAAGAGTTTCATGCGGCGTAACAAAAACGCTTACTTTTTTCATAGCCTCACGCTTGCTATCGGCAAATACTGTATGTACCCACCTGTGACTATACTGGTCTACTGTTGTTACTTTGTACATTTTCATTGCTTTGTCCCTCCTCATTGTGTTTTCTGTCATTTCTGCTTCCAGCGAACATATCCTGCAAACATTGCTAGTTATCATGAGAGACAACGGAATTGTGTTGTCAAGCCCTATTAGCATACATATACCGAATGCAAGCGGACTTGCTAGGCACAACGCAATACCGAGATAGTACGCTATCTTTTTCAAATTCAACGTTTGCCCTCCTCATATTGTGATCTTGTTACAATCAGCTCTCCGTCAAGAGTCCAATACTGAATGACCTCTCTACAGGGGTAATCTTCTGTTCCTGCACCTTTCAAGGCTCTTGTTACGATCACCTGCTCAACTCTGGCATTGTCACACCCTCTTGGAATAGCAGTAATTTTCTTTTCCACTTTCTCACACCTCTCATTTTCTGTCCGTTCAATCGGACTGTTAGCTGTTGACATTTTGTTGGTTGACAACTATGCCAAGAACTCGTTTATGAAATAAGTTTGTCCTTTTCCAGTGACCTTTGTCGTCTTTGTAATTCTTACAGAACCATCGGGATTATTTATTGTACGTTCTTTGACTTCAAACAGACCCTTGTCCATAGCCTTTTGAGTAGGCATATTCTTGCTGTTTCCCGACTTAATGAGATATCCGTTTTCACGCAGATAGTTAAACAAGCGTTTTTGACCTATATCCACACCGTTCTGCTTGATAAGCTTTGCAAGATCACCGACAAGTATTGAAGTTTGTGCAGTTTCAACAGCATCAGCAAAGAGTACCTTCGGCTTGTCCTGCTCTACTATACTTTCAAGCTGTTTTCTACGTTCACGCTCTTCTTTGAGTGCGGTAAAAGCCTGAATAGCAAAATCAGGATCGTTTAATAATTCGTTTGTTGCATACATACCGTGTTTACGAATTGAAGGAAGAACCTCGCTTGTTACCCAGTGCTTGAATTCTTTTGCCTTTGGAAGTTTACTGCCGAAGATAAGGCTGTAAAGTCCGCTTTCGTTGATTGTGGTCATTTCCTGAACACCCGAAGGTGTTTCCATTTTAGCAACGCCTCTATCTTCGGAGTCAACTTTTTTAGATACTGCACTTCTTGGCTCACTATATCCAAGAATTTCAGCAACGTCCTTGCCGACAAAATACGGTTCGTTGTCAATCTCGATTGTTCTTACAGAGCCAAACTCTGCATTTGTGAATGTTTTTAATTCGTTCATCGTACTATTTCCCTTTCATTAATTATTTTGTACTCACCATTACTGTAAATAAGACTAATATTAAGTACATCTGCTATTTTTTCGGCAATTCTTCTACTGTCATTTGCTCCGCACATGAAGCACTTAATTGTTGATTCCTCAACTCCTGACTTCTCCGCTATCTGAGCATAAGTCAAATTTCTTTCTTTAGCAAGTCTTTTGACATTTTGCCTAAAAGTATCGAACAATATCTGTCACCTCCTACAAAAATATTTTCTAACCGTTGACATAAGTTCACAAAGCTGATACAATACAAATATGGGGTTGTTATTTTATAAACCTCTCTATTAGATTCGCCAAAATCAATTCGTATTTTTCAAGTTGTTACTTCGTGAACTCTAAGCTTATTATAGTTTTTATTTTGCCAACTGTCAAGCTTTTTTGTTCACGTTTTAAAAACTTTGTGCAAATTAACAAAATGGAGCGTATAATTATGAACACTATTGACAAAATAATTCAACTATTGAGTGAAAAAAAACGTACTCAAAAAGAATTAACTGATTCTTTAGGAATTGAAAAAAGTGTTTTCTCTGCATGGAAATCTGGTAATAGCCAATCTTATAAAAAATATCTTCCTGAGATAGCAAATTTTTTAGATGTCTCTGTTGGCTATCTATTAGGTCAAGAAGAGAAATTAGACAACGTTTATCTTAGCCTTGCAAAGCAAGCACAAGATGAAGGAATAGACCCTGACGATATAAGACTAGCGATAGAAACAATTAAAGCGATGAAAAATAAGTAGGAGTGATTCAACATTAATAAGGAGCAACTATACAAATCAGTGCGTAAGTTGCGTACTGATTTCTTAAACAATGGAATTAAATATCCACTAGACATTTTCTCGGTATGCAATAGTTACGATAATTTAAAAATTGCGGCAATACCTTTTAAGACTAAGGGTTTAAGAGGAATGGCTAACATATCTGACAATGAGGATACACCTCACTGTATTTTAGTTAATTCTCATTTATCTCTTGAAGAACAAAACTTTCATGGCTTTCATGAACTCATGCATGTTTACTTTGAAAAAGACAGTAAAGGCAGCACTTTTAATTGCTACGACAAGGTTCAACCTTTTCAAGACAGTTATACTGAGTGGCTTGCAAATGAAGGTGCTGCTGAACTAATGCTCCCACATGATGTCTTACTTCCATGTATAAAAGAATATGTAAAAACTTTTGACAATGCTTATACGGGCGTTTTTGATATGATTCAAGATATTGCACATACATACAAAGTTTCACCTATCGTAGTAGATAACAGACTAAATTCTTTGAGCTACGAGATTTTTCAGTATTTAAACGGCTGTGACTTAGAAAATATAAATATAATATCAAAAAATCAACAGAAGAGACTCGGTATTTCTGTTGATTCATTAAGTGATATTGAAAATCGTCGCTTTACTGATATATGGATTAATAAAAATGAAGTTAAGCCATTCTTTGCCTATTCTGTTTGCTATAAAAATTTATTGGTAGTATAATGTCCAATTTGAGAGCACTAAAAAAGTTTCTGCTTATTTGTCGCAGTTTCAATAATTAAATATTATTTATTTCACGCATAAAAAAGCCCCCTGCCGATACTGGGAATATCGACAAGGGGAATACACACAGAATTTTCTCCTGCATGGTTACAAATACATTATATCACCAATTTAAGACAATGTAAATGGTTTCAGTAAAATGTTTACAAATGTCGGAAATTATTGAATTACAAGGAGGAAGTTTTTTATGAAGAAGTTTATAGCTGGAGTAATTGCATTATCGCTCGTTTGCGGAATGTCCGCTTGTGGAAGTGGTGACAGCTCATCTTCAAGTGAAAGCACTACTGCAACAACTACCACTACTACAACATCAGAGGAAACCACAACGACGACAACCACAGCGGAGACTACGACTACGACGGAAGAAACGACAACAACGACGGAAAAGCCTACCACAACAACGACTACTACGACCACTAAAGCTACTACCACCACTACAACAACAGCCGCTACAACATTGAAAAATCCATCTTCCGTATCCGCATGGGGTTGGAGTGGTTCAGGTGATTTTGTAGCTACTGATCTTCAAGTTGAAAATTATGCAATTATAACAGCCTCACACGATGGTTCACACAATTTTATTCTTCAGGCCTACAATGAAGATGGTTCCAGCAATTTACTTGTAAATACAATAGGCTGGTATTCAGGCTCAACGTTGATTGTTGGGAGCGGAACATATGAAATAGAAATAAAAGGCGACGGAAACTGGTCTGTAAATGCTTATGCACTATCTACAACGGAAGATACTTCATTTAGTGGAACAGGAGACTTTGTTACACCTATTTTTTATGCTAAGAATAATAATTGGAATATTACTAACGATGGTGAACACAATTTCGCCGTGAAGCAATACAGCATCAACACAGATCGATATGATCTGCTTGTAAACGAAATCGGTTCATACTCCGGCATTGTTAAGAGTGATGTTGGTAATGAAACTTTTTTTGAAATAACATCGGAAGGCAACTGGTCTATATCACCTGCATAATTTCTATTTTTTAATTTTAAAGCAAAAACCGCCCCTGAGCATCGCAAATACTCAGAGGCGAACAGAGCAGATACTACCAATATCAGCTCAGAATGAACAAAACCCAACAACCACGAAAGGGCTTATTCTGCCCTTTTATTGTAGCACACTTTCGGGGAAGTGTCAAGAATAGGAGGCAAATATGCTATGTAAAAAATGCCGCAAGGAAATTCCTGACGGCTCTATTTATTGCAACTACTGTGGTAAGAAGCAAGAGTCTACCAAGAGAAAAACACGTCGCAGAGCAAGAGGAACAGGCACGATAAGATACAAGCCTGAATACAAAAACCGCCCATATGTCGTTTTCAGCCCTCGAACAACGTCCGGCACAGGTGAAAAGTACATCGGCTGCTTCAAAACGGCAGCAGAGGCACAAGCTGCCCTTGATAGTTACTTCAACTCTACGCACATAGATCACTCCAGCCTAACTCTTGCACAAGCGTATGAGAATTGGAGTTCCGAGCATTTTGAAAGCCTTACAAAGAGTGGTGAGCAGGGCTACAAGACCGCATGGAGATACCTTGATAGTATCGCAGGCAGGAAGATGTCAGAGCTTAAAACAGCAGATTATCAGAGGTGCATAACCGAATGTGCCAAACGTTTCAGCCGTTCGCAATGTGCAAAAATCAAGCAGTTATGCTCACAGCTCTGCAAGTACGCCGCCCAAAATGACATCATAGACAAGAACTATGCTGAATACATAACACTTCCGAAAGAGGTTAAGAAAGAGAAAAGAATTTTTACAACATCTGAACTTGAAATGCTGTGGGAACATTCTTCCGATAAGTCCGTCCAAGTCATTTTGTTTATGATCTACACAGGCTTTCGTATCGGCGAGGTGTTCACGATACTTAAAAAGAATGTCCACCTTGCCGAGAACTACATGATCGGCGGCATCAAGACCGAAGCGGGCAAGGACAGACTTGTGCCGTTTCCGTCACAGATACCCGAAATAAAGACGTTTGTACAAGATTGGTACAATGAAAGCAAAACAGATTTTTTGCTGAATGGTGATGTCAACAATTTCAGAAAACGCAATTTTTATCCTGCACTTGCCGAGTGTGGTGTGATACCCGAGCCGACAGTTGCCAAACTAAAAAGTGGCAAAATGACAAAGAAATATGACACTGAGATAACGCCTCATTGCTGCCGTCATACGTTCGCAACGTTATCGGCAGATTGCGGTATGCAACCTGAAAAATTGCAGCGTATCATCGGTCATGCCAAGTATGAAACAACGGCAGATATATACAATCACTCAGGGCAGGACGCAAAAGCACTAGCGGAAGAAATGTCAAAGTTAAGAAAGCCAGTGGAACATTAGTGGAACATTTCACCGATAAGCGCCGATTTTACGGCATTTCTTGATTGGTTGGTAAGGACGAGGTCACCGGTTCAAGCCCGGTTAGCAGCTCCAGCAGGTGCTTGCACCTGCACCCAAATCCGCTATCATTTATGGTAGCGGATTTTTTTGTCGCCACCCATGGGTACGATACCCTACACACAAAAAACACCGCCCGAACTCCTCGGACGGTGTTATATTTTTATCTCGTA